CCGAAATAGACGGCCTGTTTGTCTTTGTCGTAGAAGATTTCTCCGGCGACCGGGGTTGCCGCTTCGCGCGCGGCGGTCGTTGCCTTAGGCAGAATGAGCTTGGACATAATTTGTCTCCTTTTTTTTGGTTAAGCCGCCCACGCGGCGAATTCGATTACCTGTTCATAGTTCTGTGTCCAGTCTCCGAACGTGTAAACGCCCTGGACCGGAACGCCGCCCGGCGTGAGGATGTTCAAAATCTCCTCGATGGAATCCAGCCGGGAATCGACACCGTGATATTTGACCTGGTCGATCACCATCCTTCCGAGAATAAAATCAAAAAACAGATTCAGCATGATTCACCCCCTGACCAGTCTGTCGGTGCCGTATTCGAGCGATGCGCGGTTTGCCCAGGCACCGTAAGCCCAGGTGATTTTTCGGGCTGTCTTGTCCACCTTCTGGATCACGCATTGGTCAGAATAATCCCCGCGCAAGTAAATAACGTTGGCAGTGGTGGTGTCGTCCCATTCCACCGCCGTGAAGTCCTGCCGTCCGTAATTCACGGAATCGCAAGGCCGTCCGAATTGATCTCTGTTGTTCATGAAAATCTCCTCCTTTTCAGTATTTTATGATGTATTGGATCGCGCAGTTAATCGGGGTAACGTGGGCCGAAGCTCCGTAGATAGAGTTACAATAGCCGGCGTTAAAAGCAACTGCCGGGCCATTGTAATCTTGATCGCCGCATCGGGATCGTGAAATAGTCCCGGACTGAAAAAGCGCACTTCCTTGACCCAGGCTGTTTTTTAATTCAGTCGCAATATACCCATTGGATTTGATGTTTGGAAGCCCTTCCCCTTGCGTCTCTCCGATCGCAGCGGAAGTCCCACCGAGGTAGCCACGCAGAAATTTACCGCGAAAATCCGGAAGGTTGAACGTGGTACTGCCATTTCCTGCGCCGTAAGTGCCGCCGATCGCGGCGAAAAGGGCGGCATAAGTAGTCCTGCTGACCGCCCGGCCATCGCACAGCAGCCAGCCGGAAGGAACCGAACCGGCCCCCGCATACGCGGTCACAGATCCGACGGGGACCAGTCCGGTACCGATCGCATTGGAAACGGCGGCGCGGACAAAACGGGTGTTCGCGGCCTTGCCGCTGTTGTCTCCGTCTGCTACATTCGGCACGGTCGGCGTTCCGGTGAAAGCCGGACTAGCAAGCGGAGCTTTCAATGAAAAAAGCGCACTGTGAGCATTGGAAGCGGTATTGTGGATCTGGATCTTGGTGTCAACGGACGCAATGGACGAAGAATCAGACCAATCGTCATACGTAATGAATATGCCCTCCGGTCCCCAGTCACCGAAAGCAAGCGAAACACGGTTCAAAGCAGCCTGGTCGGCAATGGCGCGGATCTCGTCTGCCGAAGCTACCGCGTAAGCCATGCTGTTTGCAGCGGAGCTGGAGGAAGAAGCCGCGCTATAGGCGCTGACGAAAGCCTGATTGTAAGAATCCAGGGCAGCGGCTGCGGAATTAGCGGCGTCTGTTGCCCCGGCCTGTGCCTGTTCAGCCCAGGTTTCCGCATTGTTTACCAGCTGCACGAAAGAGTTGTAGATCTGTTCGTTATCATAATCATCCATGCCGTGCGGAACCGAGAACGACCTGGAGGAAAGTTCCTTGAGCTGCTGGCAGATCATAATGAATTTATCGAGCTGCATTTCCAGCGCATTAGTCGGCAGCTTGCCGTATTCCGGCAAATTGACATCCTGGGTCAGAGACATTTCACGGGCGATCGTGAGCTTGCGGCCGGGAATAAGCGTGCCGAGCAGCGTAATGTTCGCGCCGCTCGAATAATCGCTTTTGACCTGGACGCTGAAATCCGTGCCGCGCACCAGTTCCGTTTCCACCTCGGTTTCGGGGTCGTACAGATAACAATGGATGTTCCCCGGCTCGAAGAACGGGATCGGGAAGGCGAACACGGGATCGGCCGCCACCACGTAACTCATTTTGTTTTCAGTTGTCTCGATCATCTTGAATTCCTTTCTATGGGTAATATAGCTCATTCCAAAAACAAATATTTCAGCGGCGCCGCCGCCTCGTCCGGCTGTCGTCTTCGTCCAGTGTCAAGTGAAGAAGCTGTGCAGCACGCATACCAAAAGCCGAAAGCAGCGAACCGGCCATGCCGACACGGTTGTCGACCGCACCGCCTACGATCATGGAATCACCAAGAGCCTGAATACCCTTGGCATAATCAGACGGCTGCAGATCGTCTTTTTTGAACAGACGGTAAAGCGTATCGATCGCATTCTCCGCGGCCGCGATCAGCGGCATGGAGCGGTCGCCGGACTTGAACAAAAACGGCGGTTTCCCTTCCACAATGCGGACCAGCTTTTCGGCAGCCTCCATAACCATACCCATGTAAAGGGCTCCGGAAAAACTGCCGAAAAGGGCATCAAGCAGATATTCTTCCCAATTCCATTCTTCCAGTTTGAAACCATGCCGCCAAGCCTGCGTGATCACAAACATTGCAGTCGGGATCACCAGGTGGGAAACGACCAGTTGACGGACAAGCCGTGTCCTTGCCTCTGTCCCGCCGCGTCCCAGCCGGACTTCGTCAATGGACTGCATGACCAGGTCCATAGTCTGGATCGGGTTGGCAAGGAACATCGTGAGATAACGGTTAAGACCTGAATTTTCCATGAAATAGTTTTTGCTGGTGAGCTTGCTGCCCTGCTGGGTCTCATCGGTCGCCTTCATCCAGGCATAGCGGGCTATCCGTTCCGCTTCCGTGGGTGCCGCCCCGTTTTTCAGCGCCTGGTCCCGCGTGTAAGCATAGACAGAATACCCGCCGTAGATCGTGGCAAAAGCATCCCCGGTTTGAGTGAAAATCATTGCCTTATCCATCATCGCATTCAGCAGCGGATCGTATTTTTCGCTGTCCAGCGTATGATTGGCAAGATAAACAAGATCGGGATCCAAACCGCCCGCAAGCCGGTTCTGCACATAATCGGATTTGAGAGCCCAATTCCGGAACTGACGGAAATCGGCACTCCTGGCAATCGCTTTGGCAAAATATTTTCCGAAATCCGCTGCCGGCATCACTTCCATATAGTTGAGCGCACCCGCGCCCTGTTTCATCATGCCAGGAATACTAAATGCCAGTTTTGCCGGGACAAAATGCCGGTAAACTTTGCCGAAAATCTTCCGTGCCGCCGTGAGGTCCTGGCTGCTTGAAGTGGCAAGCGAAGATATGCGCCGCTGGATCTCGTCAGTCAGTTTAACTCCCAAAGTGGAATTGACCGCTGCCTTGACCTTCGAATCATTGAACAGACCGCGGAGATCTCCGACCACATCGTCAAGTTCGATAAAATGGGTCTGATCCTGCAAATGCTGTTTGAACACGCCGAAAGCGCCGACTTTCACATCCGGGGCTTTCAGGTGTCCGCGCCGGGCGATCAGGAAATTCGGATTCATGCTCATGGAACCGATGGCAGTTTTCCTGTCTTCCCGGATGGTCTGTCCGGCAACACCTTCGAACCGGGCCGGATGATAATTGGGGATCTTCGGGAGGCCGACGCCGTATTTTTTCCGGCTCAACGCATCCAGCCGGTCGCTGTGTTTCGCTTCATAATCGCGCATCCAGCGGCCGAATTCCAGGTATTTTTCGCCGACGAACTTATAAAGCTGCTTCATGGTCTCTTCGTCAAACCCGTTCCAGCGCATGGTGTCCTTGTAATGGTCCTGCTCCCAGGTAAGGATCAGCTGCAGCGCCTGATCCTTCGAAAGATCGGTCAGTTCGCTCCGGGTGCTTTCCAGGTGCGGCAAATCGGCAATGAATTCGACTTGAGCGTTGAATTTGCCGTCCGCTTTCAATTCCTCGAATACCGCATCCACGGATTTGCTGCCGAACTCCTCGGAAAAGACAGGACGGACACCGGCAGCACAATCGGCAGCTTGCCGGGAAGCAAAACGCCGCCCGATATCCGAGATCCGGAGCGTCTTGCAGTGAGACGGCAGATCGGAAAGCAAAAGTTCAAAATGCGATACGGCGTCCGTGTGGGCGTCATAGGCATATACCGTCACTTTTTTACCATACATGAACATGGCAAAATCGTCCTTGCAGTCGCCGAATTTTTCCAGCTGCTTCATGGCAGAATTTTTATCTTTCGGCACAAACAGCAGCAGATCGCCATTTTCCCCGGCATCGTTCAAAGCGGCTTCCGCAATGCGCCAGTTTACTTTTTCCCGCTGGGCAGGCCGTTTCCCGACCAAATGGTAGGTGATCCCTTTTTCGACTTTGGCAGTGTACAACGTCCGGAAAACGCCGGAATTCCTGACTTCATCCGTAAGACCGCGCAGAAATTTCCCGAACCCGAAAACGCCCTTGTATTCCGGTCCGAATATCTTTTCAACCGCTTCGTGGACATCATTGTCCATGTGACGCATTGCGGTAAATTCCTTTTCCTGGGCGATATTGTATTCCTGCACCAGCTTGGCGAAAACCGACTTGTCAAAGTCCTTGACACTCAAACCGCTGGCGAGCTGGATCAGCGATTCCAGCCTGGCACGCTGTTTCAAGGTGGTATCCCAGAACAGTTTGGCATCCTTCCCCGTGGTGTCCACCACGCCCCCCGTGAGGTTGTCGACCAGCTGCCCGCGCAGATCATTCAAATGCCGCAGCCGTTCTTCCATCCGGTCACGCATCTTATTGCGCCCGTCCGTGGTAAGGTTTTTGAGATATTCAAAAGCTTTTTCCGCAGCATCGGCATCACGGCCGGGCAGATCTCCGAAAAGCTCCGAAAGATCAAGGCGTTTACGCGCCTCATTCCAGGAATCCGTAAATTCATCCCGGACGATCATTTCAGCAATATTCATACCCCGGTAAGCAGCCAGCGCATCCGGACGGAACATAAAGATCTTGCGGATCTCGTTGACTTCTCCCTGAACTCCAAGTAGCTTGCTGAACGGCTGCCCCTTATACAGCCGCTTCAGCTTGTACTGTTCCAGCAGATCCCGAATTTTCTCCACCGCCTGGTCCCGCCTTGCCGCATTGGACTTTTTGGTCATATCATTCATCAGATTGCGGAATTCGTGCATGCGGCGGCCTTCGGGGTATTTGGCCTCCGGACGGGTGCCGTATTCCAGGAGACCCACGATCTTTCTCGCGAAATCGCCCCGGAGTTCGGGCGGCAGATTCTTTTCGGCGAAATCCAATGCCTCCCGCTGCAGCTTCACCGCGTCTTCCTTTGACTTCATGACCCGGTCGCGGAAATCGGCCAGCCGCTTCATGAACTCGCCGTATGCCTGCTGACGCGCCGCCTTGTATGCCTGGGCGTATGTCGCAGCATCCGCGCCTTTTTGCATCAGTGCCGCATTGATCGCTTCCAGATCCTTTTTACTCGGGGCATACGGCGCATCCTTGCCGTCGAACAGCTGCCGGTAAAGCTCCTTATAGACTTTGCGGTTCTCGTTGATCCAGTCCTCGGTGATCGGTTGCCCTTTTTCCAGCAGGGAAACCACCTCGTCTTCGATCCTCGCCTGTTCCTGCTTCATCCATTCTTCGGCAGCGGCTTTCCGGGACTGTTCGTCCAGGAAAATATTTTCCTCCCGGAACTTTTTGTAAAGACGGTAGAAATCCTGTTTCTTGAGATTGCGGAAGAAATCAAGCAGTTTCTTTTCCACATCCAGCTCATCCTGCCCCCATTTGCGGGCGATCGCAGCGGCGATCTCATCGGAATCATGCCCGGACGCTTTGGCAAGCGCAGCCTCGCGCCTCTTTAAGTAGTTCTGATACCGCGCATCCGATTCAGTTTTGCCCTGCGGCCGCTTTTCCGAATATTTGCGGAATTCCGGCGAGATCCACGACCCGGTGAACGATTCGCCCTGGAAACGGTGGGAGGGCTTGATGATGAAATCGGTCTTGCCGGTGAAATCCACCACTTCCCGGTAGAACGGATAATTCTCATACAGCCATTCTTCACGTTTGCGGATGCCCTCTTTCCGAGCCTCGGCCAGATTCTCTTTGGCGGCCTGGACCGCAAGGATGAACGCATCATCGGGCGAAACCTTGACGCCGTGTTTTTCAAGATACGCGGCATATTCTTCGTGATCGCGGACCGCGTAGTTCCCGGTAAAAGGTTTCAGGATCGCCACGATATCGCGCATTTCGGAATCCTGGGAGAGACTGAAACGGAAGTGCTCATCCACCCGGATATCCTTATCGGAAAACGCCACATAGTTCCGCACCCCGGAATCGTCGCCGATGTAGGTAATGCCATCGATCCCGGCACGGTAAAGAAATTCCGATGCCGCCTTAGGACTGCCGAGAACATCCGTAAGCTGCTTATAAACGTATTCGCCGTCCGCCTCGTAAAAGTCCATAAACTGTTCGATATAATCCCGCAGCACATCCGGAGCGTAATATTCCTCCGTTCCCTCCGTTTCCTCCGTTTCAGCCCGCTCTCTGTTTACGAAGTCTATAACGTCCTTGCTGCCTTCCTCGGCCAGTTTGTCAAGAATTTGCTGCGTCTGATCATCGGTTATCCTCGAATCCCAATCCAGCAGATTTTCCTGTTTGTCCGGCCAGAAAGTCTGTTTGTAGAGGTTGCGGCGGCCGGTCGTGCCTCCCTCGTAGGAAATGGCGTTTGACTGATCGGAGAGAAAACTGAGCACTTTTTCCGTGCGCCCCAATAAATCTCGTAAGGCGTCCTTTTCCGAACTTTCACGATAATGTTTTATATTATACTCGGCGGCACGAATCGCCGCTTTCCTATCCCCGTCGTAGTTATGTAAATAGGTTATCACCGATTGCAGCCATTCGTCTTTCGGCATACTCCCCTCGCCGGGAATATACTTTACACCGTTTATCGTAAAGGACTCCTGTGGTAATCCCGGCCAATAATTTATCCGATCTTTAAACTCCTCAAGCAGCTGCAGCCTACGGCGAAGACCTTCAATATCTTCCTTAGGCTGATTGAATTTTTCTTTTAATTCGATGTCTTCTTGTGTAATTTGCTTGACACTGTCAATATCGCCTTTTTTATATTTCAGCATATCATGAAGAGCCGAAAGGTGCCAGTAATCATCTGTTGTTCCACCCTTGTCGTTTCGCATTTCCCGAAAAAAAACATCGCTGGGTTTTCCGTCCCAGAGGACATCCGGATTACGCTTGTTTGCGACATCAGCTTCCGCATATCCCATGCCGACGCCGCGGCTCGAACTGCCGTACAGCCCCCATCCGTAAACCTGCGCGCCTTCGCCGGTGCCGACATAAAGCAAATTCGGCTTGTCGTAATCGGCCGCACTGCCGGTCCATACCGGCGCAATGGAAAAATGAATATTGGATGCACTTTTGTCGGACGGGTCGGACTTGTCGGACAGGTCGGACGAAGGATTTTTTGGATTTTCACTTGACATTTCCCCGGGTGGGGTTATATTACGCATAGATACATCACGAAGGTTTCTGAACTTCGGGTTCGGCCCGTATGAGTCAGACGTGGCTTTCGTGATGTTTTCCATTTTTGTTATATCTTTTAACAACCTTCCTCGGCTGTTATTGACAATATTGACGATTCCTCTATAATATTCCTTTCCCACTCTGAAAATGGTTTCAAGATAACTAAACCCGCCTGTTGCTTCCGGATGAGTATGTCCGGAATCACCATCCGTTTTGTCTGACAGCGGAGTTCCGGCATCAATCAAATTATCCAGCTCGGAAGAAGCCCGCATTTTTGCCTGTTTAATATCCTGATTTGAAAATGGTTTTGCAGGATAGGCATATTCGCCTGCACTTTTGCCGTTTACAAAAATAGGATTGTCGATTCCTATTACTTTTCCGACAAAACGCTCCTTGATTATTTTTTTCGCCAATTTCCCGGCTTCATCCGGTGAAAGCCCATCAAAAAGATGCTGATCGGCCTTGACATCGACAAAGCGCCTGCCGTCTTCGAACTCGCAAAGCGCAAACCGCACATCCCCGTCCATGCCGTTCACGGAAGCGGAACGGCGCCGCACGGCACGCGCGGACCGGCTCAACGCCGCTTCAATATCCGTATCGGTGAAACGCAAATTGGGAAACAGTCTGCGGAGCAGTTTCCGGATCGAACCCAGAAACTCTTTCCACCATGACGGTTTCTGATCCGCATCGGCACAGTTGGCCAGGAATTCTTCAGTCAGAGACCGCTTGCTTTCCGGCGTCTTGCCGGATTCGTTATATCCTTTGGAAAGCTTCATGATCTCTTCGGAATGATCGCGCCAGACGCCATCCAGGAACGTATCGAAGTCCTTGCCAAAGACCGCCCGCAGGCCGTGATGTCCGATGATCTCATGACCAATGACCTTTGCCGCATCGGACGGCGCCACCCGATCCAGGATCATGTGCACAGTGCCGGAATCATCGGTCCACGCCCGGATGTTGAGAGACGGCAGACCGCGTTCGGCTGCGGCAGACCGGACTTCCTGCGGCACCTGGTCCATCGTCTCATAAGTCTGCAGCTTGAACTGCGGAAACCTTAGCATGATCTCTTCGGCGGCGTCAAGCGTGTCCTGCGGATCGTGTTTCAATTCCTGATGCAGAGCCCGCGCCCGTTCGGCACGTATGGCCTCGATCAGCGTTTCATCGGTGGTTTCCGGATCGGTATCGGGGGAGTTCCGCAGCGCCTGGAATTCGGCACTCTGCCGGATCGCCTCGTCCGAATCGAACTGGTCGTATACTTTGGCGACATAATCGGCGGCGAGCACCTTTCCCGGTTCGTTCTGTTCTGCAATTATTTTCGCGCGTTCCAGCTGCCGCTTTTCGCCGGAGGTCAGATTTTCCTTCTGTTCCAAAGCCGCAACAGTTGCTTCGGCATTCTTTTTCGCCGTGGCTGCGGCAACCATGCGGTCATGCCATGAATTGAAATTCATGCTCGCGGCAGTGATGCCGAAGACGCCGCCCGCCAATGCGGATTCGCCGACGCCGTTCCAGAGCAGTTTGCGGAACTTGGCGGGATCGAGCTTGGCGGGATCGCCGTATTTGCCGGTGTAAATATCCGCGGCATTTTCGGAAAGCTGTTCGACCGCCTCCTGCCCGGCCTCGATCCCGAACGCTTTCAGGAAGTATTCGATCGCCCCGGTGGTGCCGGCCGCGATCTTTTCCCGGTTCAGCACGGGGATCTTGCCCTTGACCACGCCAGCCGTGATCCACGCCGAACCGGAATTGATGAACCCGGTCAAGGTGGCATTCAGGAAACGCTGGCTTTCCGGAAGATCCGGATTTTCATCTTCGAGGTCATACCATTTGTCGATCCCGGAGGAACCGCCGATCGCCATGCAGAACGCCGCGGGCCCCATTTCAGCGGCCAGCGCAAATTGAGCCGCCTGCTGCGGCGCCTGGATCGCGAGGAATTTCAGGGCATTCCTGCCCCAGTCCATATTGAAGTTGGTAAACCAGTCCTCCGGCAGCACGGCACGGGTATTTTCTTCCTGGATCTGATTCAGCTGCGCCCGGACTTTCGCGCCTAGCTTGTCCGCGCCCGTCTGCATATCGCGGTCCGTCTGTTCCAAAATCTGCCGCTGTTCCTGCGGGAGCGCCAGCCGGGAAGCCAATTCCTCCGGAGACGGCGCCAGAGCCATTTTCATTGCCGTTTGCAGAAGATTGTATGCGGATTTTCCCAGTCCGGCCAGTCCCGCTTTCGCGATCTGATTGACCGTGGAATCCGGCCTCCGGTATAGGTTGAATGCCGCCGATACCGGATTGGAATTCATGGCAAGGTCGTAAAGCGCATTGGGATCCGTATTTTCAGCGAGGGCAGAAGCCAATCCCGTAACCGGCGCCGCTTTCTTGAGATAGTCCATGCCCTGTTTGGCGAGATCCTTCCACGGCGAAGCGTCAGGGTTGTTTTCGGTGCTGTATATCTGCTGAAAATCGGCATAAGCCTGCTGCACGGTCGTTTTCCTGTTGTAGTGCTGCGCAAGAATGCCGTCCAGATTGGCGAAGATGAAATTGTAGTCCGCGCCCCGGTTGTGACGGGTGAACCAGGCGGCGAGAGCCATCCGTTTTCGCGTATCTTCCGGATCGCTGGTCTTATCGGTGATGCTCCGCGCGTAAGTCCGCACATCGGTATCGGCAATGAATCCGAGCGGATCGGAGCCGAACCCGGACGCAACCTGCTTCTCGTCCGCTTTCGTCAGACGGTAAGGGCTTTGCGGACGCTGATAATCCTCCCACGGACCATGCTCTTCCGCTGCCGTTTTCTGATAATCCTCCCACGGACCATGTTCTGCTTCTGCCATATCTGATTCTCCTGTCGATTCAATTCCGCGTTATTTTCTCTTCCAATTTTTTTTGTCTGCCGGATCGCCGCCCTGGAAGATCCAGCCGTTCCGCTCATCCCCGGCTTTCAGCAGGGAAAACGATCCGGCCTTGCCTGCGCCTCGTTGGACCGTCCGTTCCTGCAGAACTCCGGCAGCGATTTTCGCCAGCGTGTTTTTCTGATAAAACTCCAAACGGTTGTTCAGATATTGGGTCAATTCGACCTGGGTCGCTTTCGGGTGATCCTGAACAAAATTCTCGAGATCCATCCGCAGACTGCGTTCGATGAATTTTTCAGTCTGGAATGAGAGATCCTTGCCGTTCCACAGCCAGCCTTCTTTGATGGCATACAGCTTGTTTTCTGCTTTCATTTCGGAGATCAGCAGATCGCCGTCCTTGTAAAGCGGAGTATCGCGATAGGCGGTCTTCTTTTCGTAAGCTGCATTGAGCTTGCGGAGCGTCTGATCGAAGGACGCGTAATCTTCGCCGCAGATCTCCCTGGCTTTTTTCGCCGCCGCCGCAAAAGTGTTTTCGTTGAGAGCCCGCGCCCGGCCGTTCTCGTCATAAAGCGTATCGCTGATGAATTGGTCGATCTGACGCTGCCGCTGATCGTTCCCTGCCTTGGCTGCGCTGTGCTGTTTCTGCCGGTAATATTTTTTGTTCCACTCTTTATAACGCACTCTCTGCTTGGCGTTGATATCGCCCTGCGCAAAAGCAGCATCGATCGCCTCGTCACTGTCATACATCGGCGCATCGTTCTGATAGGAAGCAATGACCTGCAAATCAAAATCTTTTTCGATCTGCCCCTGTTTCGCTTCGGCTTTGCGGATGAAAATTTCGCGCCGGTCTTCGGGCAAATGCGTGAAATTGGCATACCCGCCGTCATTCTTCGCCTTGAGCTGTTCGATCAGCTGGTCAGGCGGCACGGTTTCCAGCATAGCATTAGCCGCCCCGAAATCGGAAAGACGGTAATATTTTTGTTCCAGCATGGCATACTTTTCAGCGGAAAACAAAGGAAATTCACCTTCTTGAGCTTCATTGAGTATGCGCCGATACTCCTTTTCATCACTGCGCAATGCGGCATCCTTGAGCTTTTCCAAAGTCAGATCCGTCACCCGCTGCACCGCACCCTGTTTCAGAATAAAGTCCCGGTCATTCTGCGCCTTGATGCGCAAGCTGTTCATTTCGGCATCATGCTGTTTCCGGAAATTGCCGGACATTTTATCAAGAAACGGTTTCCGCTCGTCTTCATACAACTGCTTGTAACCGTTGATCCAATCCTGCTTTTCCTCGTCGGAAGCGCCGGGATTGTTTGCGAGCTTGTTGCGGAGTTCCCCATTGAGCTTGCTGAAAAGATTGCGGTCTTCGGTAGCGGCAAGCACATCCTCCTGATGCTGCATGTGCCGTCCGAAAGCCATCACGGCATTGCCGAGATGGTTTGCGCCGCGGCTGATCTGGTCGCCGAGATTGGACAGCGCCTGCCCCTCTTCCATACCCCAATTCATCCCGGGAGCGCCCTGCATGTGGACGGTATCGCTGACATGCCGGATGAATCCGGCTTTATTCGACATCGGAATTTTCGGCATTATAGATTCTCCTTATTTTTTTCCAGAAAAGGCACTCATAGTAATACTGCCGAGGCTGACGCCGTAATTCGCCATTTGTCCGGCGATATTGGCGCCGAGCGCGGCACGGGAAGGAGCGGAGGCACGGGCAACCCCGGCCTGATACCCGAACATCTTTGCCTGTTCGCGGTGTTTGTTGGCCTCCGCAGCACCGCCAGCATGGATGTCCTGCACCTTCATTTCCTCATCGGCGGCGGTCTGACCCAGCACGGCGAGCGGACTGCCGGAAGCCATAGCGACCCCGGATTTCCCCAGAAGAGCCCGCTGCTGCGCCTTGAGCTGTTCCGCAGCCATGCGCTGCCGTCTGGCATTTTCAGCGGTTTCAGCCTCCACACGGGCAGCTTCCCGTTCTTCCAGCCGCTTGTTATAGTTCAGCTGCGCTTCCTGCGCCCTGGCATTTTCCTCTGCCTGTTTATGCTGTTCCACAGCTCCGACCGTGCCGGCAACCGCGCCGACCGTGGCGCCAACAGCGGCAAGAGCTGCCCCTGTAATAATCGCAATCGTTGCCATATCATAACCTCCTGAATTTTGTTTCCGCTGTTTCGCCGGGAATAAACCCGGACTGATCTAAAATCCTGTTCAAACTCCTGCGCCCGAACACGCTCATCAGATACTCCGCGCCGCAGCGTTTGGCGTAGATCGGCATAGTTGAAAGCAGCAGTTTCACCGCAGCGGCAGACTGCCGGAAACGGTTTGCCGGATCAGCCACGCAGAAGCCGCATACCGCGATGGTCGAAGACTTTTCCAGGTATAATGTCGCCACCGCCAGCGTCCGGCCGTTCCCATCCCTGGCGGCGAGACCGGTCACAGGAAGCATTGCACCGGGAAAACCGGAATCCACGCCGTGTTTCCGGGCTATATCGTCCATCCATTTCAACATGACCGTGCGGTCGGTTTCTTTCATTTCATCGATCAGGATATCACTGCTCATTTCTCCACCACATCATAGGTTGCCACGATCGAAGTCAGGTTGAACGGCAGCGGTTCGGATTGCGAGATCTCGATCGCGGTAGAAGTCTCATGCCCGCCGATCATGTTCAGCGTGATCACATCATCCTTCGGCGTGATCGCGGAATCCATGTAGTCTTCCAACACATCCCGGCTGATGATCTTCTGCCACGAATCGCCGCCGACTTTCACTTTGCCGCCGACCGAATTATACACGCGCAGACGCAGTTCGCTCACGCTCTTTTTCCGCAGCACGCTCTGTCCGTTCTGCAGTTCAAGTTCGATCGGCATTGGAGAAAGTAGACTTTCAAACGGCAAACCGACCGCCGCCTTGTTCGCAGGGAAATCCAGCGTGACCGAGCCGTTGGTCACCACCTTGTCCCGCTGCACTGCGCCGTCTGCCAGAATCTTCACCGTCTTGCCGTTCAGATGGTTCAACCCGGACAGCACAGACATATTGGAACCCGTGAACACCTTGCCGCTGTCCACGAAAAAGGAATCCTGCACGGAAGAAGTCTGCCGGGAGGACATGACTTCGATCATGCGGTTCCCGTTCCGTTCGACTGCAAAATAGACCTGGTCCTCGTCACCGTTCGGGATCACGCAGCAGGACAAGATATTGCCGTCCGTGATATGCTTATGCCACCCGATCACCTCCTGGTCGCGTTCATAGGTCAGAGCGGCAGCCGAGCCGTCGCCGAGCACGCACCAAAGAATGGAATCCGGAAGCTGCTGCAAAGCGGTTTCAACGATGCCGCTTTTCGTGATATGATCCGCGAGGATCGTCATATCCGGACTTGTGTATCCGTCCTTTTCCCACGCATAGACGAACTCGCGCACCTTGCGGCCGCCCCGCTGAACGAACAGGATCACATCTCCGACCATCAGAGCTGCAATGCCGCTCGATCCATAGACCGACTGCCGCCGCGCCCGGAAATTGGACGGCGTCAGCGCCGAATTCGCATCACTGGCCGAAAGAGTCCACTCGGAATCTTCCGTGCCGATCACCAGCGCGGTATGCTGGCACATCCACGTGATGGTGTTGACCGTATCGCCCGCCAGCGTATAATCGAGCCCCGCATCATCCTTGTCTCCCAGCAGGAAGTTATTCCAGGCATTGGTTTTGCTGCCCCATACCGTCTGCGGCCGGTAGGACGTGCCGCCGAACATCATGCGTTCTTCGTAAAAGGCGATCGTGCGCGGGAATCCGCGGCGGGAAGACCACGCGCCTTCGTTCCATTCATGGGTAGCGTCCGTGCTGCCGAGCTTGCGGATCACCGTGCCGGAAACATGTTGCGCATCGGTGTAAGCGGTTATCTTTACGACCCCGGTCGTGACGAAATCGGCATTTACGAACAGGCAGCGGCAGAGCTTGAGCGTGCCGGTGCTCGACTGCGCATAATCATCCATTTTCAGACGGTAGCGTACACCTTCCTCTTCTTCTTCGCCGGAAGTGGAAACATTGGAATCGTTGGCACTGGAATAGGTCCGGTAGTCATACCAGGTGGAGCCATTGTCGAAACTGCGCTGGATCGTAAGCGTGCCGGTCCACGTTCCGTGCGTGGTGAAGGTCCAATAGCCGAACACTGCCAGATTGCCGGCAGTGCCGTCAGCCTTGAAATCTTTGGATATCTCGTTGTTTTTCCGGGTATGGATCAGCTGGAAATACCCGCCGACATTCCCGGAAGTGAAAATATTGGCTGTTGAAGTCAAAGTGATACCGCTGCCGGAAGTCGCGGAAGGCGTGATCAGAATACTGTCATTCAGATTCGGATCCAGCATCGGAGGATACAGGTAACTCTTTTCGGTCATGGTGAAGTAATTTACCGCCGTGCGCTTGAGTTCATAGGGGGGATAATTCGGATGCACCAGGGTCATGACATCGGCGCTCTGCACGAACTGGATCTGTGCGAGGTCGTTCTGTCCATAGGGGGATAATATTTCAAGCACGGCATTATTATAAATGACCGGCGAGCCGTCCTTGATGAACCGGATATAATGATCGCCGAACTCGCAGACATAGCTGACCGTGCTCGAAAAGACGAACCGGATCAGACGGATCTTCTTGTTTGAATATTTGGCGTTGCAGATGTATTTGGTGCCCGGCCGCCGTTCCGCTGCGCCATAAGGCGTAACGAGAAAATTGCGGAGCGTGCGGCATCCTTTGGAGTATTGCGACACATCGATCCGGCCAAGCATTTTCGGGGAAAGTTCCCCGGCATTGAACGAATTGAGACTGGCGTAAACAGGCATGTCAGACCTCCTGCTTCCCTTCCGTTCCCTGCGTCCATTTCACCGGCCGGTAATTCTCCACGCCCTGTCCGCGCCCGAAGATCCAGCGGCTGCGTTTCGGACGGTTCTGCACGGCAAAGCGGTTTTCCTGACTGTCGATCGAACGCGCGAGCGCGAGCCGCTTGTCATATTCCTGCCGGAAAAGAGCGATCAGCTGCGTATCGCGCGTATTGCTCATGCCGATCTCGGCGGCCAGCAGATACTGCAGTGCCTCAACAAAGGTTTCATCGTATAAGCCGGGATCTTCGACACGCCGGGTATAAACGAGCGTTGCCGGGAGTTCCTCGACCATGATTTTATTTTCGATCCGTCTGTAAGGACGGTTGTCAGCAATTTCAATGACCCGGATCAGGTCTCCGGGCAGAGCGCAGACCACTTCGTAATCGGGATCGGCGCTGGTTTCGTCAAGAGCCTGCAGCTCATAAAAAGCCGTTGCAAAGCTCCAGGTGTGATCCCGCAGAACGCGGTCGCGCAGCACGGGATAAAATGTTTTGCAGAGTTTGGCATTATTGTTTTCATCGTTGAAACTCGTGATCGCCGGAATGCCGACCAGCATCAGAGCGAGGTTGCAGATCGCTACACTGTCCATGATTCACCTCGTAAACGGGGCTCCCCTCCGGAGGAAACACGCCTGAACGCGCCCGGAGGGGCATCCCCTGGTTGTCAGTCAACAACGTAATAGAGATCGAAATAGATCTTCTTGCCGGAGGTCAAAGCCGCCGTTCCGGTCGTGATGCTGATCACATCCTCCTCGGGAAGGACATAATCGCCGACCGCGTTTCCGGCCAGCGCAACGCTGGTAGCGTTCGCACCGGGAGCGGTTGCGGCAAGATAACGGTCATCGTCCGCGGAATCGCCGACTTTGACAGTCATCGTTGCGCCCTGCCCGGCCTCGAAATGCAGCTGCGAGATCGGCAGCAGACGGGCGCCCTTCGGCAGCCGCGCCAGTTCGATCACGCTCCCGGACGCATACGCGGAATCCGGGATGATATGGCCGTGCACGATACGCACGCGGCCTCCGAGTTCAGACGGTTTCAGTTTCCCGGCATTGCTGCCGGTCTGCTTGGTCATGATGTTGCTCTGATAAGTGGACATGTGACACCTCCTTAGTCTTCCTGGCAGAAGATCTGCACGACTTTTTCATCCTCGATGCGGGTAGCGCCGCCTTTGAGTTTCGCCAGTGCCTGCCAGTTGTCGTTTTTGTCGGGACGCTGTTTAACGGACATGGTGATCTCCTGCGGGACGCAGAGGATCACGCCGCTCTTGCACCATGCGGCGCACTTGCGGCTGAACCCGCCTCCGGAAACCGCTTTTTTCAGACGGTTGCAGCGGACGAACGTGAAGCCCAAAAACTTGTTGGTCTTGCCGGTGTAGAGGTCCTTCATGGCGTCATACAGCGAGTTCTTGATGTCCACGCCCTTGAGCAGGTCGTCCATCTGGGTCTGCGTAACGGCAATGATGAGCTCGTTTTCCGGATCGTCCAGGTCGATATCCTTTTTGCCGAAGCTGGAACGGGCCTGGATCAGTTTTTCCACGTTCAGACCGGCATTCGCGCCGCCCGTGCCGCCCGTGGTGATCGCGATCTTCTGCGTTTCCGGGAAAGCGACCTGGGTCAGACCTTCCTTGCCTTCGTAGGCAATGCCGTCAAGACCGTTTGCGATGATGATGTCATCGATGATCCGGCCCAGCGCATAGCCGCCCATGCGGACAATGTTGCTGGTGGGGTCAATGAACAGGTTCAGATCATCCTGCCAGTCGACCATATCGGCCCACACATATTCCTGGGCGTGGATGGTTCTGCGGTCGAATTCGGTGGGGATCAGCGGGGTATCGCCGTATTTGCTGTCAACCCGCACTGCCGCGGTCGGTTTCACGCGGTCGAAATGCCGCTTTTCACCCTTCATATCCTCCTGGGTCACGTAGGGACGGAGGATGCTTCCCTTCTGCTGCGCCAGCGTGTAAACGTTGGTGCCGTACTGTTTGGCATAAACGCCTTCCAATTCTGCCATTTCTCTTCTCCTGTGATGAATAGCATTTTTTTGCGATCCAATCATGATTGCCCGGACCTTCCGGATCACTATTCCGGCACGCCTGCCGGGATCAAACAATCAGTTCAGGATTCATGGAGAATTGCCCCGAATTTTTTTGTTCTGAAACGTAATATAGCAAAGTCGGAAATTAAATATTTCAGCGAAAAAAAAAAGCGGCGTTGCCGCCGCTCGATCCCCCTCCCCGCAAAGGATTATTTTTTCCCGGCCTTGGCCATTGCCGCCAGCAGACCGTTGACCTCGGCCACCCTGGCATTGTGGGCCGGATGGTCTTTCCGGTAATACGGATCGTCCGGGTTGCCCTGGATCTCGGCCAGCCTTGCGGAAGGATCGCCGGACACGGGCTGACCTTCGCCGCCCTTGAGCTTGCTTTCCCCGATCCGTTCCCCGATCCCGGCCAGCGCCTTGATGATCGTGTAATTGTTCAGCAGACCTTTTTCGCGCAGCACTTCCGTCAGGCCGAAAGTCTCCATCGCCTTGTTGCACTGCGCCACGACCGAATCAAAGCGGCCGCCGAACTCTGTGCGGAGCTTGGAAAGCGTTTCGGTGTATTCCGCGTCATGGGCGGCTTTCGCAGCCTCCTGCATCTTCGCGCACCGCTGCACATCGAACGCCAGCGCAGCCTCGAAAGTCTTCTGGTTCATGCCGTGCTCGAAAGCGAATTTGCGGAACTCGGCCACCTGGTTTTGATCAAGCGTGATCCCTTCCGGGAGCTGGACGCCGTCATGCTTATACCCTTCGGCATTCTCCGGACGACCACAAGCTTTATAGAACTCGGCCCATTCTTCCGGCGTGGAATTTTCGCCGGGGATCGCAACCTTGTTCGATCCAATCGCGTGCTGCGCATGGACATAGCTCTGCGCCAGCGTCCCGATGGTCTTGATCGAATCCAGGCACTTTTCGCCGCGGATGCTTTCAGGCAATCCTTCCCGCCAGTTTTCGGCCAGAGCGCCTTCCGCTCCGACCATTTTGCCGAAATCGAATGCAGCAGCCGGTTCCGGCTTGGTCTGCGTTTCAGGTTGTCCGGTCACCACCGGCTCGGAAGTCACTGCCGATGCAGCCGGTTCCCCGCTCAAGATCGTGTTGGTGTTGGTGTTTTCGTTCTCATCTGCCATTTTGTTTCCCTTTCTTTATGTTTTGCAGCCTGATGATCAGCGCCGCCACCTGCGGCGCAGTAAGTTTGTGTTTGTCGCAGAATTCCATGAATCCCGGCGTATTGACCCCGTATTCGCAGGAAAACGGCGGCAGGGAATCTTCCGGGATCGTGGAGATCGTATATTCGTCCATCGTCTCCGGCTCGGCTTTCGGTGCGGACGGTGCGCCGCCTTCCGCTCGCGCAGCCGGGATCTGCCCGACATACAGCGTAGCCCCCTCCTGTTCTGCCGGTTCGGTTGCCGGTCCTGCCGGTTCAACTTCCGTATTTTCCTCGGCAGTATCTTCATGGAAATCCAAAGCCGTCTGCACCTGCCGGTCCAGGAATGCCCGCACCTTGGCGCTGTGCGGACCCGCCATGCCCGGCTCCATCACCGGATTGCCGTCAGCATCCAGCTTCGCCACGAGCTTGCCCCTGGCCGAATAGATTTCACGTCCGCGGACGGTGTATGCTTCACTCATCGTTATTTCTCTCCTTCATTATTTTGCGTATTTCCAGCACGACCGAACGGCGGCCCTGCAGATAAGCGTCCTTGCGCGGATCGGCGCAGAACTCCGCTTCATCCGCTCGCGCAAACGAGGCAAGATACCGGAGAACGCAGATCCCGTCATCGGTGCTGAAAACTTTCAGCATCGAACCGCGCAGTTCGCGCATTTCTCTTTCATCCATATTATATCCCCTGCCCGGACATCACGGCATCCAGCGGACTTCCCTTTTCGGGCGCTTTGCCCATGTTGTTGCCGAGGGCTGACGCACCGGCCATAAGCTCCTGCGCCGCCTGTTGCTGCTGCATCTGCTGCGCCCGTTCTGCACGCAGTTCATCTCGCTCTTTCGCCGCGACAAGCCATTTCGGGCTCGACCCGTTGACCAGCGCGATATCCCGCGCAATGTCGTCCAGGTTGAAGTTGTCCATGATATCGGGCTTGACCGCCGCGATATTGGCCAGGCTCGCTTCCGTCTGCAGCCAGCCGAGGCTTTCGATCTTTTTAATGGACAGCGCGATTTTAGAGACGAACTCGATCTTGTAGTCAGGTTTGTCCAGGAGCTTCTGCGGAGGAGGCGGCAAAAGTCCGCGCCTCGAAACGATGCCGAAAACTCGATGGATCACCACCCGGAAAAGCTCGCTGTGCAGATTTCCGGCGATCGGGGCGAACGGAATCATTTTTCCTTCGTTCCGAATCTCCGCTTCGGTGGCCGTGATCTGCTTGAGATCGCCGAGCGGGTCAAAAATATCCCAGTAGAAACCGACCTTGATATTGTTCTGCACTTCCTTGATGTCCTGGAACTCCTTCGGGGAATTGCCGCCCTCGGGCAGGATCTCCGGTTTCGCTCCGTTGACATCCGGTTTATACGGAATCACGGCCCCGGGATCGCGGTTGAAATCCTTGCTCATCAGAGATCCGTCAGGCACCAGCCAGGAAGGATCTGCCGAGCGTTCGGCGGCGATGATGTATGCCTGCTGCATCCGGTTCAGCATTTTGATCGTCGGCAGCATATCCAGCCCCGGACCGCGCCCGTAAGTCTCGTTGTCGGACTTGTCGAAGCGGCAGACCGCGAACGGATATTCCTCGAACCCGCTTTCATAAATGATCTTTTTCGTTTCGAGCTCGATATAGACATCCGCAAACGGCATATTTTTATTGTCAAGGCATTCGGGATCGCGGTCGCACCGCGGGAAAACCGCGTGCAGGATCTTCCGCTTCTTGTCCTGCTGACGCGGATCTTCGCCCTCTCGTCTGATCTTTTCCGGCAAATCGTCATTGCCGAACTCCTGCAGCAGCTGCCGGCTGGTCATTTCCAGCTCGCGGAATACCGTATCGACACGACCGCGCGAATTCTCGGAATAGCAGACCGTTTCGATGGGAAACGATTTGAAATTGAGCACGGTCGAATGACCGCCGTCTTCGCAGTAGACGACCGCATCCAGCCCGCAGGCGAGATTGTTCAGCGCCTGGATCAGCACGCTCGCCCAATTCGAATTCGCCATAGCCAGCGCAATGACCTTTGTCACCTCGGCAAAATAGTCTTTGCATTCCTCGTCTTTGGCAAGATCATCGTCCTGCGGCACGATCTCGAACCACCGCTTGTCGGGCGGCGCCATCCAGTTATACATGCCTGCGGCCAGCCGCTTTCGTGCTTCGATCGCGGTCGTGTCGAATATGTTCATACCCCGCGCCCCGCCCTCGGTCAGGAAATCGGAATACGTAGGCATGACATACTGACGGACCTCGCGCCACACCTGCAGCCAATATCCGTCACGCATGGATTTGAGCGCCGTATAGCGCTCGATGATTTTCGCGCAATCCATAATCACCCTCCGAGTATGGTTTTTTTCGCGGCATTGTCCTGCGCAGTATTCCCGGCGAGGATCGTCTTCTGCCTGCCGTAAGACTTGGCAACCCGTTTTTTCTCGGCCCTGGCCGCTCCCTGGACTTCCTGTGTGGTATCTCCCGAAGCGATCGGAGTAGGATCCGGATCATCCGGAGTATCAACTTTTCTTGCAGAACCCATTTTGTAACCCTTTCTTTAAAAAGTTATTATTGTCCCCAACTCGGGTTTCTGCGTTAATATAGCTTTTTTTGCGGGAGAAATATTGCAACAGCATGATCTCCCTGCCTTCGCGAAAATACCGGGTCATCGGCAGGAACCCCAGACGGCGGGCGCACCGCACCAGCGCACGGTTGTCCGCGGGGATCGTCGCCAGCAACACATTGCAGACCGGCACGATCATCCGCATAGCTTTACGCATTGCCGCATGCGTAGTCTGCCACGGGATTTTGATTCCCGGAACGGTGGAGAAATGCACCACACCGCCATCCCCGCAAAGCAATGTGCAGTACAGGACGCCGAGCCGTCTCCCGGTCGGAACTTCCACCACATCCCACACCCAGCCATGCGACACATGCCACGCGATCACCTCATCCATGACACACGGACAAACCACCTTTTCAAAATTCACTTTCACTTTCAACCTCAAACTTTCAACCTTCAACTTTCAACCTTGAACATTGAACCTTGAACCTTCAAATCTTCTTCAATCCTCCTGAAACTTTGATCCGACCAGCCGAAACCGTGCCCTCGCCGCAATAGCCGAGCTTCCACGCCTGCGCCGCAGTCCGGAACGCGTCCGCACCGTGACTGCTCCAATCGTGCAGCGGTTGGGATTTGTAGCACGAATGCTTTTCATCCCATTCCTTCTTGTAATTCTCAAGACATTTACGCCCTTTGTCAGTCTTTACCTCATCGAACCAGCAGTACTGCAGCATTTCCCGGGAATTCTCGATCCCGCCCATCACATCAACATTCGTTGGGATGCGGTCGAAGCGGATGCCGAGTTTCCGGGCGGTCTCCATGCGCGACATTCCGCTGCCGAGCTCGCGCACAGCTATATCGTGCGGGGCAAAGTGCCGAGCGTATTTATACCCCTTTTCGCGCAGCACATTCGCGTAATGCCCTAGCCCCTCGCCGTTGTTCTCGTAGTAGTCGATCACGCGGATCTCCTTGCCGTAGAATTGCAGGAACCAGATCGCGGTTTCATCGCTCATACCCAAATCCCACGCAGTATAAACGGGAAGATTTGTTTCGTACGGAACAAAACAAATGCGGTTCTGCCGGTAGATATCCTGGAACGCCCGCCCGTAATAAGATCCATCCTGCGCCACCTTGAACGCTTCATCCACATAAGACGGAAATTCTGCCCACATATCCTCATGCAGCACGTTCTCCTGGATCGCATACCACGCTTGCTGTTCCTCGGTAAGACTGATGCCGTGCCTGGTGTAAAGCTCATCGAAGTAACTCAACAACCGCGACTGGATCACCACCGATTCAGTATCTGCAACATACTCGGGATTCTCGTGCCAGGGGAAGAAGTGCAGCATGAATTCCTGGGAGGACAGCGCCCGCCCGGTCAGCTGCTTCACTTTCGCCGCCTGGACCATATCGTAAAAAAAACCGTTGTTCCCCATTGCGGTTGATTCAATAAAGCAATACCCGCCTGCGTGGACAGCAGGCAGAGATCCGGTTTTGATTTCCCTCGCCTTCGCCGGCTGCTTCGCGCATACCGGCCCATACTCCGACACGTGCAGGAACTGACACGTGCCCGACCGTGCCGACACCATGACCTTGATCGTGCTGTTGTTGGAGAAAGACATTTCGCCGTTCTGATTGCGGCTGACCACCGAACACCAGTTGCGGAGTTCCTGCGGCAGCCGTTCATACGGATGGATCACCTTGCGCTCAAAGATATCTGCCGCCTTTTCCTTCGTCTCGGCAATGATCACCGCGGTAAAGTTTTTGCGGAATAGCACCATATCCAGACCGATAAGGTCTATCAGCGTGGTAAAACCGAGCTGACGGGCTTTCAAAACAATATTGTAGAAATGCATCGCATCAAAGAAACGAGCCTGCGCCGGACGCATCTTGAAAAGCACATCGTTCCCCTGCTCGTCCACTATATGATACAGATTGTTCAGCCGCCACCGCCAGCTGCCTATTTCTTCTGCCATAACACACTCCATTGATCGAACATCGACGCCGCCTGCTCGGAGATCGTATTCTCAACCTCGACTTTATCCTTGTAATCTTCCGGCGCATTGTTCTTAAGCATGAACATAGCGAACGAGGAATTCTGTGTTCCGTCCAGCGCACCGGTGACCCGGTTCGCCACGATCTTGTTGTGGATCTTCTGAGCCCGCAGACCGAGCGCATCGTCTTTCTTCATCCATCCCCGGAACTGGTGCCGGGTTATGTCTAGGTAATCGCAAAGCCCCTCGATCGTATAGGGTGCCGGATTCGGCACATCTACCGCTCCAACATCTTTGACGAATTCGACTTTGGTGCGGCTGTCGCACTTGTCAAAGTATTCCCGCGCCCGTTCGTTAAGCAAAGCCGCAGTCCACGAATCGGAATTGCGAGGCCGCCCCAATTTTTTTTTGGATTTTTTTTCATCACCTGCCATATCAATACCCATTTTTGCAATAATTCAGCTTCTCAAAATCTTGCCAATGTTGCATTTAAAACTATTTTCAAAAATCTCACCGCAATTTATTTGACAAACGCAGATTCGGTGTTTACAACGCTCCGGTTTTCCAGATAAGCCCGGAGCGCCCACCCGGTAATGAGATACCCGCCGCGATCACAGCGTCCAACAATTGTTCCGCGCCTGCACATGGCACGAACAGTTTTAGGGCAGCGATGCAGAATGACCGCGACATCCTCGGTGGTGTAAACGGCATTTTCCTGAAACGATACGACATTACTGATTTTATCCGACATGAATCCCTCCATCATCGTTGTGTGGCAAAGGGAAAATAAGGTAAGAACCTATTTGCACTTACATCCACTTGTTAAACTTTAGGGAATAATATAGGAAAATCGCGTTTTAAATATTGCAGCGGATTTCGAGGTGAAACAGTCTCTTGCTTCTGTTTCAACGGTTTTTGATGTCATTTTAACGGAAATCAAAATACAAGGAAAAGAATCTGGATATCGAATAAAAGAAACTAAGGCAAACAACGCGCGCGCGAGATATGCCCTCGGCATACCCTTTACAGGAAAATAAAACGAAAATACTGATGAAAGCCTATTTTGTTTAAAAACGCGTTTTAAACTCCGCTAAAACGGAAACCAAACAGGCGCCAAAAAGTGTCATACAATTTGACATACAAGATTTAATCCAAAGAAACCAATCTAAAAACAAATCAAGCAAGAAAAAAGGAACAAAAAAGTGGAACCGGCGGGAGTCGAACCCGTTTCTGTCGCTCGATTTTTGATTAGACATACAATTTGAAATAAAACCATACAGGTTTTTCCTCATTTAATCCAATTCTCCCAAATCTACGGTCGGGAACGATTGCACTCGGCGAGCCGTCACAAGATCGTGACTGTATAGATCGGTCGTCTGATCGGAAACCTGGCCAACAATCCCTCGAGTGGCCGGACGCGGCAAACCGTATTCATCACAGCGCGTAATGAAACTGTTGCGGAAACAATTGAAATTGACGATGCCGCGATCATCATCCACAATGCCGAGACTGTCGAGAAGATCACCGAAATAGCTATGGAATGATTTGTTTTTACGCGTCTTCGGCTGAACTCCAAGGATGAACTCGTTGACATGCGGGAGGGCCGGTAAGCGCTTCATGATCTCCGGATGCAGCGGAACACGGACAGAACGACCATACCGGGCAGTCTTGCCTGGCTTAGTGGTCAGCACATCCCCGTCTATCTGATCCCAGCGGGCATTGAATACCGTCTCTTCGCGCATTCCGGTATACCAGGCGATCACGACCGCCGTCTTCCACGGTTCGGCAGCGGCATGATAGATCCTTCGGTATTCGTCTTCGCTGAACGGACGCTGATGCTGCGCCTCATGCTTGCGGTTCGGGATCGCCGCAAAAGGACTGGCCGACATCCCGGCATCTACCAGCAGGAACCGGAAAACGCTGTTCAGGGCAGTCTTGTTGTTATTGAAGCTCTTTCCCTTCCCTTCCCCGCCGTAGAACTCCTGGAGATAGCGGAGAGCCACATCGGAGCTGACTTCATCGAAGTAAGTCACCGGGACATGCTGCACGAAGCGGTCAAATATCTTTGCGGTATCGGAAGAAACCGACCGGTATTTCTCGGCCGCCTGGCGCCAGTCTTTCAGCTTCAGGCGGGAGCGGCGATGTTCGCGCACGGGACGGAGATCGGGCTTCGGGCTGCCGGGGACAGCAACGGCGGCGGCCTCAAGCCGGGAACAATGGGCCAAATAGCGCTGATGCAGCCGCGATTCGCTGTTCTTCCGCATAAGTTCGGATTCGAGCGCACGGGCCTCGCGGAGATCGGCAGTTCCGAGATTGACCGTCGTCGTGGCGTATTTCAGGCGGCCGTCAGGCTGGGAGATCACGGTCCGGAAATACGCGTGCCAATACCCTTTTTTACCTCGTTTGCGCAGTGCCATGATTTATACCAATCCTTTTTTTATGCGGCGCAGCAGGATCACCCAGGGAACGGCCAACGCTGGCACCGTTAGAACATTAAAAAACAGCCATACTTCTTGATCCAGTCGTATTGAAATAAGTGGATTGTATAATATGGCCAGCAAAAGCAAAGGAAACTTCATCCAAAAAGAAAACTTCTCCAAAAAAAGACCGACAAGAGCAGCAGATACGACAATCCGAAGAAATGTAAAAAAACCATCCGTAGGATATGCTTCATGACGATAAATTGAAAAATCAGGACCCTTTTCAAGAATAAGAATCACAAGCATAACTTCTGCAACAACAGCAAGCCCCATAAAAATTTTCCTTGTTTCAGTCATAGTTTTTATACCTTCTGTATGTTTTTTTAATATTTTCAAAATGTAACGAAAAAGCGTTACTATAAAGACAAAAAACCAACGTAAAAACATACCGAAAACAGGCAATAATAAAACCAAAAACAAAATGGAACAAAAGCATAAAATATAAGATTTTCCATCCGTTCTAATACGCTGTCCAACAGCTATAAGCAAATCATCCTTAAATTCTTCAAAGGCAATTGTCCATAGCGAAGGTTTATTATTTTCGGTGCTGTATATCTTCTGAAAATCGGCATACGCCTGCTGCACGGTCGTTTTCCGGTTGTAGTGCTGCGCAAGAATGCCGTCCAGATTGGCAAAGATGAAATTGTAGTCCGCGCCCCGGTTGTGACGGGTGAACCACGCGGCGAGAGCCATCCGTTTTCGCGTATCTTCCGGATCGGAAGTCTTATCGGTGATGCTCCGCGCATAAGTCCGCACATCGGTATCGGCAATGAATCCGAGCGGATCGGAGCCGAACCCGGCCGCAACCTGCTTCTCGTCCGCTTTCGTCAGACGGTAATGGCTATGCAGACGCTGATAATCCTCCCACGGGCCATGTTCTGCTTCAGCAGCTTTCAAGTTTTCAGCAAAAAAAACAGTGAAAATGAAAAATAAAAACAGTGAAAGAAAGTTTTTCATTTCTTTTCACCTTCCTGCAAATCCGGGACTTCGATGTTAGATACGGCGCGGATCACTTTGCTGCGGATCACTGCAGGCATATCTATATCATACATGGCCATAATAACCAAATTCCGGAAATTTTCGACAGCCGCAACCGCCGAATTTCCGGACTGTTCAGCCAAACTTGCACGACCAAGACTGACAGTTAAAGTTCTCAATTGATTTTTAGCTTCATCCGAAGCATTTGGAATCGCATCTGCTGGATCCTGCATCCACTTTCCGCAAAGCCTGGTAATTTTCTCGCGGTTACGCATAGTAATTCCGTTGTGACCAATCAGCCATTTACCAATTGCCGCTTGAGATACACCAATTTTTCTTGCAAATTCTGCTTGAGTGATGTCATTTTCAAGCATATAACACTGCATCGCCTTAATTAAAATTTGATTTTTCTTCATTTTTTAACTCCTATTTTACCTCAATATACACCCAAAATATATTTTTTCAATATTTTTATTGAATTTTCCTTGATTTCTCTATTTTGTCAATTATATTACTGCAAACAACCAAAGGAGGAGTAATGAA